CGTTTGGGACCAACAATTGCAGATCAGGCACACCAGCTTTCACACCCATCTTTTTAAACTTTGCGGCTTCGATGATGTTTCTTGAACCACCATTTGGGATATGAATCAAGTAATCACTTAATCGACCATTCCCGAACTTCACACGATGCGCCCATGACATAAGCGTGATTTGCTCTTGATCTTCTGTAGGCACCTTGTGAGCGCGTTTAGAACGCGCCACAGGTTTTGATCTGATTCTTTGAGCATCTTTGAATGTGGTCATTGGTCAAACCTCTCTTGGTGAAAATATCAAAGCCAAAGCAAATACCATTGCATAGATGCCGCTAAAGCAAGACATCACCTGATCACCAGCCATTAATGCGCCGAAACTAGACAACACGTAAAAACATAGGAAAAAGACATGCAACTTAATCATGAACCACCCTTGAGCGCTTGCTCTAATCTTTTTCTCAAAATTCCTGCGCTGTCTGCAAACCCACGCCAATATTCAAATTTATTCTGATGATCTTGTTGATAGCACTTATTTAAATCTTCAATTAGTTGCTTTGCAGCATCCACACGCTTTTGCAGCTCATCCACTTCGGTCTGACGATATTGCCAAGCAACCAAAAAGAATGAGTATGCAAATCGTGACGGCTGAAAAGAATACTCGCCTGTTTCGTCCTTGCTTAAATCAATTTCACCCTCACCGCCAAAAATGCGCTCAAATGCTTCTCTTGATTCAAAATCACTTCTCATCACTTCACCCCCCATTTTGCAAAGCGGACTAACATGGTTTTCGATGTGTGAGTCGTCACCCATGTCAACAAATGCAGTCATACCACCTTTGACTTTGCTAGTTCCTTTTGGTGTTATAACCGTTACACCTGCATTAGCATCAACCATATTGTTAGCGTCAACAAAATGGTCAATACGATGCCCTGCTGCGATTTCTTGTTCAGTTGCGTATCTAAAGTTGGACTCATGCGCAAACGAGTATTCTTTTTTGCTCCAATAAGCCCTAATAAATTCGTCGTTGTAAGCCTGAATCATCATAACTTTGTTTTGACTGCTATTGTTTAAAACTACAGCTTCACCAACCTTAAACATGCTCACCTCCATAAATGGATTCGTAGTCTGCGATGGCTTGTTTTAATTCATTTGATAAATCTTCAATATCTTTATTCTCATATTGATATTGATTTAAAGCCTCTCTCATATTGTTGTAATGATTTTTGGCATAATCTATAGAGTGGTATTTTCCAATTAGATCAACGCTCTCAACTAGGCGCTTGAGGCTCAATTCCCACGGTAAAATATTCCCTTCAGATTCAGATAGAGCTATATATTTTTTAGAATAGTCATCTCCCCATTCTTTAATAAATTTGATGGCAATTTGCGAATCTATGTTCGCAATTAGATTCTTGAGATCGGAAAGGTTTACAACAAAATCTGATCCATAGCTATCAATCAAATCTTGCTCAGTATGACAATCACTATCCCACCATTCGCCATCGTGGTACCAAGACTGAAACTCAACCGAGTAGTAACTAGGTATTTTGCGAAAAACATAGTGTGTTGCTGTCTTGTCAGGCGCACCCTCAACCACTTCCCTCGCCTTCTCAACACCGTTCTCTTTTATGAATTGGATCGCATTCATTGGCTTTGCTCCTCACGATTTGTAATGTTTAGCTCTTGCTCTACCAGCGTTGCATACCCTGCAATATCGTGCCAGTTCTCAATGTAGTTAGGGTCGCCATTTACGATGCGAGCCATCTTGTTGCAGATCATAAAAAGACTGGTTTTCTGCTCTGCGTTTAAATGCCCGTAGTTTGCACCACGTTCAACGATAGACATTAGCTGTTGAGTTGTACCAGCCACATCTTTAAACTTGCCGTAGCGCTCGCCACGTTGCTCTAAGGTCTTATTAATACTCATGCCTTAACTCCTTCTAATTCTTCTCGTGCTTTTGTCAGCTTCTTGTACATCGCTAAAGTGCATTTACTTCTACGGGTTTTAAGATGAATTAACATTGAGCTATTGCAACCAGCTATCTTTGCTAAGTCAACATAACGCCCCTGAAAGTTCTTAAGCCAAGTCACTATTTCCAAAGCTTGCGCATCCGTTGGGTAGCGTCTTGGCTCTACTTCTTTTCGTGCTTTCATGATTTTGTTGTATAGGTCTAGTGTGAATGAGTGCCTGGTTCCTGATTTAATTAGAGAGAGTGTTGAATGCGAACATCCTGCAATCCTTGCAATATCAACCAAACGCCCGCTATAACTTCTTATCCAATCAACTATGTCTTTCGCCTGTTCTGCTGTTGGGTATTCACGCTTTTTAGATACCCTTGCTTTGGAAACACGGTGCTTAGGTCTCTTTGGCTTAACAACCACTGCTTCTTTAACAACCACTGCTTCTTTAACAACCACTGGTGCTGCGATAAGCGCCAACACATCCTTAATTAACGGATGCTCTGTTCCGCTCTCTAATGCACGCTTTACTGCTTTAACAGTGCAAAGCTCATAATCAGGACGACCTTTCTTCGCTGCTAGGTTCTGCAAAGCTGTGCGAACTTCTGTAAGTGTTGGAGTCATTTAGCACCTCCGAAAATCATTTTTGCTTTTTCTGTAGGTAGATAGCCTTTGGGTGTGCATTCATCAGCGGTTAAATAGCCCATTTTAGAAAGTGTTTTTAAGTCACGCTGAGCAGACCGAAGTCCCGACCCCGTAAAATCCATAAAGTCTTTTGAGGAAACTCGACCCTTTTGATGGACAGCTTTAGACATAAAAGATGCAATCCGATCAAACATTGTGAGCATTGATTTGTTCAAACTTAAATGTGGTTGTGCTTCTGCACACCAATCCACAGTTTGATTATCTAGTGGGTGTTTCACGCTGCACCTCCAACGCCATCTCCTTCTGATGGTCGCTTTACAAGAGCTTTGAGCTTTTCCAAGTACTCTTGCATTTGAGCTTTGTCACCTTCAGATTTTTCAAGCGGTTTGGCTTGCTCACTAACATAGTTTTTACGAGCAATTGCTACAGGTTTAATCCATTCGCTTTGAACAACACCTTGTTCTACAAACTCACTAACCACATCGACATAGTTTTCTTTGAATGCCTCATACACGTTGTAAGAAGCGCGCTCGAAATTAGATGCATAATCCAAGTTTGCGAATGCGTCATAGCAACGGTCATAAGCTGCTTTCTCAGCATTTGTAATTTTGGTGTCTTTGTCTGCACGCCACTTAATGATGTTGGCTAAAGCTGCATGTTTCTTCTTAAATGAATCGACTGCACGCTGTTGTTCAGTACCAAAGCCTTGAATGCCTAAACACCACTTACGGAACATTGCAGGATCAGGGCAAAAACCGTTATCACGTACCAAGCGAAGCCCAGTATTTATTTCGTCTCTCGACAATCCCTCAATACAAATTTTCATTGCATTGTTGATTGCCTCAATCGGCATATCATCAAAAGTTTTTTCAAAAGAACGTGGTGCAATTGCTTTAAAAATTCCAACAAGTTGAGCAGAGTTAATCGGCTGAATGTTTTGTTGATTAGAAACCAAAGTTGTCATTTCCCATTTCCTCTTTTGCGATCAATTGTTGAATTTCATTCCAGCGGTTATTTGCTTGTGATGCGCTTTGAATTGCTGGCGTGAACTTCTGCTTAGGTGCAAACAAACCTTGATAGTTTCCAGTGACTGAAGTCTTCAAAGACTCATTGCTTCCGTCATAACCCCACTTCACGAAATCTTTGTAGATCGTGTTGAGTGCGTTTTTAGTCAGCTTGGTTTTAGAGGTCGTTGATCGATTAGAAACAAACTGTTCCCAAAGTGAGAAGTCACAAAGGTTTTTAAATCGGTCAGATGTGAGTTTGATTACTTCGTCATAAGACAATTTGCGAGCCTTGTCTTTGCGTTCAGCTTCGGCTTTTACTTTTGCTTCTGCTTCTTGTTTTTCTAACTCAAGTTGATCCTGTTTTTTCTTTTCTTGAAAACAGTAAAAATGAGCTTCCAAAGGTTTTTTGGAGCGAAGCGACTTAATTAATAATTCTATAGATATAGTTCTATAAATTAATTCTATTGTGTCTTCAGTTATGGAAGTGCTAGCACTTTCATTTTGGAAGTGCTGGCGCTTCACTTTTGGAAGTGCTTCACTTTTGGAAGTGGTACTTTCATTTTGGAAGTGCTCAACCAATGAGACCTCATTGATCTGGTACTCATTACCCTTGCGGCTGTTCTCGCTAACCAATGTAATAACACCTAAATCAAGCAGCTCTTTAAGACCTCTTCTAACCGTACCTGTACCCATTTTTTTAGAGCCTTGCAGCTTGCCGCCTTGCAACTGAGAATAGCTAACATGGTCAGTCACCTTGTCCTTAAAGCCGTTAATACGATCCTCAAGTTCCGCATAGACATTCTTTGCCGCATCACTTAGAAATGGAAATACTTCTTTTCTATACAATCGGCTAGACATGACATAGCCTTTTTCAAACTTGTCAGCCATTTTTTTACCTTTGTTGAATTGGACAATATTGTCCTCGTGTTTTTTCAGGGCTGTCATGCTGCTACCCCTTGCTCTAACCACTTCGCAATGCGAGTAATTAATTTTTGAGTAAGTTTCACTTGGGTAAATACCTTTTCACCCGATTCAGTTAATCGAGGTGCAGAAGTCACAACATGCACAAGCTTCTGATCTATAGATTTTTGATAAGCCTGAATTTTTGAATATTGATCACGGTAAACAACTTTGTGGTCAACCAAGTATTGAGCAAGTTGGTTTTGACCAATCTTGAGAACTTTTGCAGCTTCACGGATGCCTAGCACATTGGTGCAGTCAGCAATGCGGTCTAAGCCTTTGGCTTTTGGTTCTAAGATTGCGACTTGCCCACGTAGCTCAATATTCTCTTGCTCAGCTTGTAAGGCTAATTGAATAAGGTCCATGCGGGATAATTCGGTTGGTTTTTGTGGTTGGTTTACCTGTAGCTCTAATTCCTTCCAGCGTTTAATCACTCGATTACGCAAAACAATGTTGTACCCAGTAACCAAAGTCATTGTTAGTTCTTCATCTAACAAATATTCAGTTTGTTGGCGGTTCATTGAGTCAAAATAGATATGCTCAAATTTGAGCGCATCTAAATTTAAGGATGCGAACATTACGTCGCAGTCGCGCTTAACATTTCGATGTTCTTTTTCGCAAAGATTGGCAATCTCACGAGTGCCCATAGTTTTCTGTTCAGAATTTCCGAACTGTGGTAAAATTGGCATGTTCATATTTGGCCTCTCCATGTTTGAACACAAAGGCTTGACCGTTACAGCGGTTGAGCCTTTCTCGTTTGTGGGTTTTGAGTCTTGGTTTATCACGTTCGACTCCGTACTTATGCGACACTGATAGAAACAAAGTCGCGTTTTAAGCTTGGGCGTAAATCAACAGCTTTAAATTTTCCGCCAGTTGCTTTTTGAATGCGCAAAGCTACCTCCGCTGACACAACGCCAGTGGATAGGGAGTGATTTAATGTTGGTTGTGTAATACCAAGCGCATCAGCCGCCTTTTTTTGGTTTCCAAAATAGTCAACAGCTTGTTTCAAGAGTTCAGTAGACATAAACACCTCCTATCTGCTGCTTATAAAATATAGATTATTCTATATACAGTCAACAGATTTAGATAGATTTATCTATTTTTATTCTATATTCCCAACTTTAGGGCAAAAGGCATTTATGGATTATTATAGAATCGTCTATTGACAACATAAATAGAATATTCTATATTTGACCTCGTAAACACAAAAAAGCCCTGAACAATCTTGGCGGATGCAGGGCTTCAACACAACGAGGTCATTATG